CTTATTGAGACTCGCTGCTCTGGTGCTTTGATTAAGCCTTACTCTGCTATCGCATTGGAACTCACAGTCGAGGCAGCACCGGTTCAAGGTTAAAAAAAACTATTTAACCAACTAACATTTATTTGATAAGGAGGACACGAACATGTCTAAAGTTTATGAAAGATATGAAGATTTGCATGTTAGAAAGACATACATTTATGTTAAGGCGGATGACCCATATGCATACGCAGACCCCGACAAAACTGTTAAAATCTCAGCAGATGATCTAAGTAACCTGTTCCTTAAGGGGGTAGTAATTCTTGACGGTACAACCGAGTATTTGCCGACCAGTTATGTAATATCTTCTAAGGTTGGAACTATAACATATGTGAAGGCGGACACCACGACTGCGTCCACAGCGGTTCTAACAACGTTGAAGTCTAAAGAGTATACAGCCGGAGGTTAAAAAACAAAGGAGAGAATTCAAAATGGCTAAATTTTACGGAGTAATCGGCTACGCTGAAACGGTGGAAACAAAGCCAGGAGTGTGGAAGGAGCAGATTACCGAGAAAATGTATTACGGTGAACTTGTCCGAAATACTCGTAGACTTCAGACCACCGACCAACTCAACGACAACATCAATGTTGCAAATGAGATCAGCATTGTAGCCGATCCGTTTGCCAATCAGAATTTTCATTCGATGCGCTACGTTGAGTTTATGGGTGCTAAATGGAAGATTACAAATGTTGAAGTTCAGTACCCGAGACTAATATTGACTATAGGGGGTGTATACAATGCCTAGTAGGCTTAAATTACAGACTTTGCTAGAGGAATTACTCGGAAGTCGAAATGTGTATTTTCAACCCCCTGAGTCAGTTAAAATGAAATATCCTGCCATTGTTTACGGTCTCGAAGATATCGAGAATACATTTGCAAACGACGGGGTTTATTTATCTCAAAGAAAATATTCTGTAACCGTCATCGATGAGGATCCTGATAGTCCTATTGTTGGTAAAGTTGCGTCTTTACCCTCCTGTCGTTTTAATCGACATTTCGAATCGGATAACCTCAACCATGACGTTTTCATTCTACAATTTTAAAAAAGGAGGATACAAATATGTCTAAACTTGTTTGGGATCAGACCGGTGAACGTTTTTACGAAACTGGTGTAAATCAGGGCGTTCTCTATATTCGGGGGAAAGACGGCACATATTCTGATGGTGTTGCCTGGAATGGTCTTATATCCGTTACTGAAAGTCCTTCCGGCGCTGAGCCAACGCCTATATACGCTGATAATATCAAGTATCTTAATCTCCTTTCCGCCGAGGAGTTCGGTGCCACTATCGAAGCTTATACCTATCCTGATGAATTTGCTCAGTGTGATGGTTCTGCCGAAATCGCTCCTGGTGTCATGATCGGACAACAGAACCGCAAGGTCTTTGGTCTCTCTTATAAGACCACACTTGGTAATGATGTTGATGGTAATGACCATGGTTATAAACTTCACATAATTTATGGTGCTCTTGCGGCTCCTTCTGAAAAAGGTTATTCCACCATTAACGACAGCCCAGAAGCAATTACTTTCTCTTGGGAAATAACTACTACTCCTGTCTCTGTGACAGGTTTCAAACCGACTGCTTCAATCGTTATAGATTCTACTAAGGTGGATGCTACCGATTTAGAAGCTCTTGAGGAAATTCTCTATGGTACCATAGATAACGATCCGTATCTTCCGCTTCCTGATGAAATTTCATCTTTGTTTGGAGGAACTGTTCCGGATGCTATCGCATTATCTACAATTGTTCCTGCAGATGACGCAAATAACGTAGCCATTGATGCTAATGTTGTACTGACTTTTAACAACAAAATTCTCCGTGAATCTATAGTTGTTACTAAATCAGATGGAACTATCGTTGCCGGAACGAAATCATGGGATTCAACTGGTAAAATACTTACGTTTGATCCGACCGAAAATCTTTCCAATAGTTCCACTTATATTGTCACAATCGGCGGTGTAGTAGATATTTACGGAAAGACTCTTGCTGCTCAAGTTAAGAACTTTACTACAGTTGCTTAATCGTTTTCTCTTTCGTATTTTTTAGAGCTCTCTGAAATATGGGGGCTCTATTTTTTTAATTCAGGGAAGGGAGGAGGTTCGAATTTCTAAACTTGTTTGGGACCAGACCGGGGAACGTTTTTACGAAACTGGAATTGATAGAGCCGTTTTATATTTAAAAGTTTCGAAAGAATACCCTAAAGGAGTCGCCTGGAACGGTCTTATATCCGTTACCGAAAGTCCTTCCGGCGCTGAGCCAACGCCTATATACGCTGATGATATTAAGTATCTTAATCTCATGTCTACCGAGGAGTTTGGCGCTACCATTGAGGCTTATACGTATCCGGATGAGTTCAAGAGATGTCTCGGTGAACATTCAATAATTCCGGGAGTTACGATTGGTCAACAGAAGAAATCGCGTTTTGGTTTATGTTATCGAACCTTGATCGGAAATGATAAAAATGGGACCGATTATGGATATAAGATTCATCTTATTTATGATTGCTTAGCCTCTTCTTCCGAGAAAGAATTTAATACCGTAAATGACAGTCCGGAAGCCATTACTTTCTCTTGGGAGATAAGTACTAATCCGGCATCGGTTGATGGATTTAAACCGACTGCGTTTTTGGTTCTTGACTCTACAAAATTTAAATCAGCCGGTTTAGTACACGTTTTAAGAGGTATAGAAGAAGTATTATATGGTTCTTCTAATGCTACAGCAAGACTTCCTTTGATTTCGGAAATTAGAGAGCTTTTTCAATTCTATATGTATTTAAGAGATTCAGACGGTGAATTGATTCTGGATAATATCGGAAACCCAATACAATCAACGGTCTATTAAAGAAATAATTAGGGAGGGTGTATATGACAAATATTAATCGAATGTCTCCCCAGTCGGGGAGAATGATAAAAGAGAATGGCACAATCTTGAACATAGCAGACTTACTGTCTGGCAGTAGCGCACAGCTATCGTCTTTACAAGAAACAAACCCTTCGACCACTGTAAAAACATACACAGCTGCAGAGGGAGCGAAAAAAATAACAGTGTACTGTGAGTCTGGCCGTATCCGTATCCGTACTGACGGCCAACCTTGTACGGATACCACAGGAGTTCCTTTAGGAGAGGGGTGGGCTCAAGATTTTAATACAACATCTATAAGTATATATTTCGTCGAACAGTCGGTTATATCGGTGGTGAGCGAATAATGGCCAGATGGAGATTTGCAGGCGGTACAGGAGGGGCGTTAAAGTTCCCTTTTACTCTGCCTGCAGGGGATTATATATATAAACTTGAGGACAGCGTGGTTGTGATATCTTCAGCGGAACCCATCATGTTTGACCTATTATATGGTTATCTAATGGATTCGTCTGAAGAATTGATTTTGGATAGTTCGGGAGAACCTTTACAAGCGACAGTCTATATCTAACAGTATTTATTATCGAAAGGAGAAAATTTATTATGTTGAAAAAAACCATTACTTACGAGGACTATGACGGAAATAAAAGGACTGAGGATTTCTATTTCAATCTTTCTAAGGCAGAAATTATGGAAATGGAATTGAGTGTTTCTGGTGGTATGACCCAAATGCTCAATAGGATTGTTTCTGAACAGGATGGCGAAAAAATCATTAAGACTTTCAAAGAGATCATTCTTAAAGCTTACGGTGAAAAATCTCCGGATGGAAAGAGGTTTATCAAATCCGAAGAACTTTCTACAGCTTTTTCTCAAACCGAGGCCTTTTCTCAATTATTTATGGAACTAGCTACCGATGCGGATGCAGCAGCTAAGTTTGTGAACGGTATTATTCCAGTAGCGACTACTCAGTCAACACCAGCTCCGGTTACGCATCAATAAAAAGTTAAGGAGGATTGAGGAATGCTTCGAATTACAATACCAGCTGTTGAGCAATGGGATGAAGCAAAACAAGAATTTATCTATACAAAAGAGCAGACGCTGTCTTTGGAGCATTCCCTCGTTTCTCTTTCAAAATGGGAATCTAAATGGTGTAAACCATTTTTGACAAAACAAGAAAAAACTTTTGAAGAAACTTTGGATTATATAAAATGTATGACCCTTACGCAGAACGTTGATCCAGAAGTCTACAACTACCTAACCAACGGAAACATTAAGGAGATTAACGAGTATATAGGAGCCCCGATGACAGCAACTTATTTTTCGAATGAAAAAACCAGTAAAATAAGTAGAGAGCAAGTTACAGCTGAGCTTATTTATTATTGGATGATTGCGTTGAATATTCCATTTGAGTGTCAGAAGTGGCATCTTAATCGTCTTCTTACTTTGATTAAAGTTTGTAGTATTAAGAATCAGCCACCTAAGAAGAGAAGTAAGAAAGATATAATGAGTCGCAACGCTGCTTTGAACGCGGCTCGTAGAAAACGGTTAAATACAAAAGGATAAAATACGCAAAGAAGGAGGTAAACAAATGAGTAATAGTCCGCTAGTAACATATACAAAATTATCACCGAATAATTCTGGAAAGCGTAATCACATTATCGATACCATTTCTATTCATTGTATGGCTGGAAATCTTAGTGTTGAGGAATGCGGTGATCTTTTCGCCAACCCAAATTTTAAAGCAAGCAGTAATTATGGGATTGGAAGCGATGGACGTATTGCATTGTATGTTGACGAAGCCAAT